AGATTTACGCGCTGTTCGTGAATAGCCTATCGGGCGACCGCACGGTAGTCAGCGAGATCGACCCTTCCACCTTCCCTTCGCCATCGTGCGCCGTTGACGTTATCAACGACTCATCCACCGGGCACGCCTGCGCCCAGGGCTCATTCTGCGTCGATTCCACGTACATGTACATCTCGACCGGCATCTTCTCCGCGAATGCCGTGTTGCTCAAGTACAATCTGGCGAACTGGATTTTCATCGCACCGCTTACACTCAGCTTCAACCCAGGCAGTGGAACGAAGTACCTTCAGATCGGGCATAACTGCCGCTACGACGGCACGAACATCTTTGTATCGAGCGCCAATTCCGATCTCACCACATACCTTGCGTTCGTGAGGGTCGATCCGGGCTCCTTCACTGTGGTAGATGGGGCATCGCTCACTGTCGGCGCCGATACGACGCTCACGGACGACTCTGCCTTCACCGCAGCCTATGTCTGGTACGGCTCGGAGACGACAGGCAATATCGTCCGTGTTCTGAAAACCAATTTGTCATCGCAGACACGCATCCTAACGGTCGTTGGGCCGCCGAATTGGGGAGTTTGGAACGACGGCACTTTTCTTTGGTCCATCTACGGCACGACTCCAGGAACTGCCGTTCGGGTCGATCCAAACACGCTCGCACTGGCGACGTTCACCTTTCCCTCCGGCTTGGGACAGAACTCTTCGAACGAGGTTCTCAGCGATGGGACGTACCTGTTCTTTACTGGATTCACTATCCCTGGGTGGGCGAGCGCTGCCAGCCTGGCGCTCATGGACGGGATCATCGCGACTCCAGTATTCTCGCCAGCCCCAGCGGGATTCCCTGGACCGCTGTTTGTTACGATCACATCGACGCCGGGCGCCACAATCCGGTATACGCTCGACGGCTCAACGCCCAGCGAGAGCAATGGGACGGTTTACAGCAGCCCGGTGGCCATCAGCACCGACAGCACATTGCGTGCGATTGCATATTACGCCGGGTCGGACAGCACCATCGCCTCCGGTGTCTATACCATCATCCAACTCTCCGGCCAATACCAGGAGCAGCAGCGTGGCATCGGGACATCCACCATCGTCCCCCTCACCACGGCGCCGAACCAGTCGATGACCGTCAACCTGCCGATCAATGGCGGGACGCTGACGTTGAACCTGGACATCCGCTACAACGAGAATGGGCTGAACGGGAACTTCTGGAGCATGGATATTGCGGATCAGTACGGCAATCCGCTGGTGTCCTCCGTGCCGCTCGTGACGGGGACGTGGCCGGGCGGAAACATCCTGGCTCCTTGGGACTATCTTTTCATCGGCAGTGCCACCGTACTGAATATTTCCGGCGGTAGTCTCGACATTCCAGATTCGGCTACGCTGGGAACGAGTTTTGTGTTGTGCTGGGCTCCGAATTAGGCTTCACGGTTTTTCGGTTTAGGCATGACTAGCCTTCCATCGGGCGGCAAAGTTAAGCGTGCGCCTTCATTGCGCCCTTCGTTTATGGTTGCGCTCAACTCCTTCTCGGAGATGTGGTGATTGAGGTATTGGTGTACAGCACTAAGCCAGACATTGCGATTGGAAACGCCCGTCTCTGCCGCCAAAGCCCGAATCTTCTTCCAGAGTTCGATTGGGGTTTCAACGGTACAGGCCACGGTTTGTTGGTTGGACCTCATAGCTATAAATTGTACGCAAGTACGCACCGCTTGTCAATACTATGCCTCCCGCAACAGAACTTTTTGGCCGTGCATGGCAAATCACCATCGACACACCAGCAAACGATAGCGGCCCCGGCGTGCGCTACATCATCAAGTCGAACTTCAACACCAACCCGCTCCAGACGCAGAGCGAGCCGCTGCGCATCGAGTTCAACGTGCGGCAACTGATGATGCTGGCGTATTGGGACGCCGACGTTACGATCTATAATCTGCGCCCCTCGATGATCTCGACATCGCAGGGCCAGACGCTCAGCGCAAATCAGCAAATCTCTTCCGGTGATGTGGTGACAATCAGCGCAGGCTACCAGGATCAGTCCGGCCAGTTCAACGCTGAGGGGAATGTCATCTTCTCTGGCGTAGTCTTTCATCCGGTCTGGACGCGCATCGGCGTGGTGGATTGGGTCTTGAAGCTGCGATGCCTCTGCGGCTTGATGGAGGACTCGCTGAACTTGGTGAGTTTCAGCCTGCCGGCCGGGGCGACGTATTATTCGTCGATGCAGCAGATAGGGAAAAAGGCGGGGATGGTCATCAACGCCGATTCCGATGCGATTGACCTCATGAGCGGGAAGTCGTTCCCGCGGCCGGTCCCGATCCATTCCAAACCGTTCGACGCGTTCCGCGAGTTGATGCAGCAGACGACCCTGTTCGCGTGGCTCCAACCGGCGGCGCCGGGGGCTGGCAATAAGCCCACTATGAACGTGCAGAGCTTTCGGACGCAACCAGAGCAACCGGACTTCACCTATGGGACGCCGAATATACCGCGGAATGTGACCGCCGGGATGTTCAACTACAAGCCAAGTTTGCTCGACGTTCCGCAGCAGATCGCGCTGCCGGCCGAGACGGGGATGGGCGTAACGATGATGGGCGCGACCTTCCGTGTGTTGATGGACTCTTCGTTGCGGATTGGCAAGGTCGTGCAGCTTGCGAAGGGCACTGTGGTCAACCCACTCCAGTTCACGCCATTCCAAGACTATCCGCCCATTGCCGCGCGCGATGCCATGTACGCCATAGCGGGGCTTCGGTATTATGGCGACTCGCGCGGCCAAGGTTCGAGCTGGTACACGGAAGTAACTGGCGTCAACTTCAATTTCTTCTCGAATTTCGTTAGGGCGATGAGCCCGCAGTTCAGCACGGCTCCGCAGGGGCCGGCGCAGTAGAACCCAATGCCAGCACCCGACTCTAACTTCGGTCCCAGCTTGGAAGAGCGCCTATCGCCGCAGACGGCTATTCTGCGGCAGCTCTCCACGGCCATTATGCAGAAGGCGCGCGTGGCGTTGCCTGGTGTGGTGAAGGCGTTCAATCCGGGGCCGCCAGCCACCGTGGACGTTGCGATTGCCACCGTCGAATACGTGTTCCAGAACGATATCCCCACTAAGTTGCAGCCGTACACGAACGCTCAGGCGCTTCCACTTCTTCAGCAGATCCCGTTGGCTGCTTATTGTGGAGGCGGCTGGAACCTGACGTTTCCCGTGGCGCCTGGCGACGAGGTGCTGGTCGTATTCAGCGACACCTGCATCGACGCGTGGTTTCAGAATGGGGCGCCGCTCGATCCATCGAACCCGCTGGGGATCAAAACCCAGTGGCCTGTCAGCCCGCGCCGGCACAACCTGGCCGACGGCATCTGCGCCGTCATGCTGCGCTCGGGGCCGCGGGGGCTCCAGGACTTCTCCACCACGGATATGGAGCTTCGCAACGATGCCGGGACCGTGAAGATCAGCCTGAGCCCAAACGGAGACATCTCCATCACGTCTCCAAATGGAACGGTAACAGTGAACGCGCAGAACGCCGACGTGAAGGCGAGTGTCGAAGCGAGCGTGATCGCGCCGACGGTGACGCTCGGGTCTGAAAGCATGGCGCGCGCGTTCCTACTTCACACCCATACGAGCGCAGCGTCCGGCAGCCCAACAGGCCCAGTATTATGACACCAACTCTTGCGCCAACTACGACAGCTCCGCAAATCCTGACCCGCAACTTGGATCAAAACGGAGATCCACTTCGCGGCCACGGCTTGCAGAATTTCGCGGTGGACATCGAGGCTCTCGGAATTATCCTGGCAGAGCGGATGCAATTCTACCAGGGCGACTGGTGGTTGGCGCTCAGCGAGGGCATCCCGCTGTTCCAGCAGATCCTGGGGGTTCCGAACACCAATCAGGGCGTAGCGATGATCCTGCGCAAGCAGATTCTCTCAACGATTGGCGTGACGGGGATCTCCGCCATGAGCGTGCAGTACAACGGAACGTCGCGGGCCTATACGTTTCAAGCTGTCGTGCAAACGGTGTTCGGGGATATCGCTCTGGCAAATGCGCAGCAAGGGCCGGGGACATTGGATTCCGGCTTGACGTGGGCGCAACTCGGCGGGATTCGGTGGTCTGTGTACTCTGGCGTTCGCTAATGTGGCTGTGGTCGGAAGCTCACTGACTGTGGGAGGGCTGATAGACGCTTCCACCAGCGGCGTGAAGCTCCCGACTTCTTGCTCGGGACTTGCCAGCGGGACGCTTTACAACAACGCCGGGACTCCGGCGATCTGCCCATAGGCGCTGAATTGACCGGATTGCGCGGCAAGCCTCGCCGTTCAGGGCGGGGAAGGAAAGCGCGGCG